GTTGCAGCGTCCTGTGCGTTTACCGGGTTAGCAAGGTTGGTCAGGTTTTGGCTGTTGAAGCTAAATGCCGCCGTAGGCACAGACAAATCCGACAGGCTTGCTTGTGAACCAGCAGTTGCCAAGCCTTTGGCGTTGATGGTTATCTTGGTGTGCGTACCCACGTTAGTGTTAACGGTTGCCAGTGTGCCAGTGCCAGTGACGTTACCAGTACCATCAAATGACGGGCTGGTGTAGGCTAAATCGCCTGTGATAGCAATTGTTCGACCAGTAGCAAGGGCTGTAGCTGTGCCAGCATTACCCGTCACAGAGCCACTAATTGTGCTGCTAAACGTCTTTGTTCCACCAACAGTTTGGTTTGTGGAAGTGTCAACGAAAGCGCCAGTACCCGCAATTGCGATGACGCTGGTTGCGCTGCCTCCAGCACCGCCTGTACCTGTGCCGTAATACAGCACATTGGTTTGTTCGTTAAACGCAAGTTCAGCGTTTTGAAGGGTTGCGGGTGCGCCAGAGCCACCACCGTTTGCTCTGCGCTTGATGCGAATTGTGTTTGCCATGATGCTATTCCTCAGTAGTTTCCACCGTCAGTGATTTCCACTTGCGGCACGTTTGTCCATTCATTGTCTAAAAACATTAGCGCATCGTAGTTGGACGGAGTTGACACGCTAATTGGATAACCGCCGATGGCGTTTGGACCCGGAGGGCCAACCAAGCCACGATCAAGGCTGATAACTTGATTTGGTGTTGGGGTGATGCTTGCAGTAATGCTTGTGCTATTTAAGTTGATGACTTGTGAAGTCGTTTCAACATTTGCAATCAAGCTGTTACCGCTTTGTACCGAAACATTGACGCTTGCCATGATGTTTACTCCACAACGATACCGTCAGAGCGCACCAAAAACATTAAAAATATAATTGCATCGTCAGCAGGAACTGTTATGCCCACAGCAGGAAAACCAATTTTTACTCGGCCTGAGTATCCAACGCAGTTTTGTGCGTTGATGTCTAGTCCGGGGTCGTTATCCATCAACCCCCAAGCTGCGCTGTCAATCACCAAAGTGAATGCTCCAGTAAGGTTGTCGCGGTTTGTAATTGTCAACGGAATGGATGGGGGTGTTGGCGTGTAGTTGCCAATGTCAAACGTCAACCCATTGCGGGTATCTTGAATGTTGGTGACGTTGCGGCGAACAATCTGAGCGTCAATTGTTGCGCCCGTCAGGTTCAATGGAGTAATGTTGTCAGCACTTTTTAGATTGAAATTCCAAAAAGTTTGCTGATCCCACACTAGCTCTCCAGCAATGATAGGGTTGTCAAACCCTGACACTTGCGTAAGTGAGTTTTTGTTAAAGACAGCCATAATTTCCCTGTACTCAGGTGGTGACGCTCCCTATGTACTCACAGGGCTACGGGTCTTGTCATGTCTTGATTAGATTATGCCTTATTAGGCAGTTCGGAGCCACATACAAACAGTGATATATGGCTGAAGGTTGGCGTTTGTAGCAGATGATCCAGTTGAATTGACGGTAATTCCTGTAGTTGCAGAACCTGTATTCGCAGTCCCTAATGTTGTCAAAGAAAAACCACCGTTACTGCCGGTAGTATTTACACCGCCAGAATGAGCGTGGCCGGGATCAGATACCGTATGAGTGTGACTAACAACAATAGAATCTTTACTACCGCCTGTTTCTTGCAATGTGTCAAAAGCCGAGTCAGCAGTATTTAGGCCAACAAGAACACGACCAGCACCAAAAGCCACCCAAGTTCCAAAGCCTAACAATGTTGCAGGGTTTGTTGTCACTCCAGCATTGATGTAAATTGATCCAACAGGATAAATTGATGCCGACAAGTTGGAGACAGCAGCGGCAACGCTAGATGCTCCCGTACCACCGTTAGCCACAGGAACAGCGTTTACAAGACCGTCAGTAGCGTCTAGTTGACCTGCTGTGTTAAGGTTGTTTGCAAGTTGCGATAGGTTAAAGGCTTGGGTCATGTTGTGTCCTTATGCTGCGCCATCTCTGGCAAATGTTTGTTGATTCAGAAGGGTTAAATTGTTGTTGAATGCTGTGGTCAAAATGTAATTTGCCGAACTTGCAGTGTAGTCATATGACGCACCTTGTGCAAGTAAAGCACCATTGGCATAGATTTCCAATGACAACGGATTGCTTGTAAACGGATATGTTGTTTGACCTGCTGTTGAGTATGCAGTGACGTTAACCACGTTTGACGCTGGCACGTTCAAGTTGTTTGGCGCAAACAAAATAACAGTCATGTTTCCTGTCAAGGCCGCAGGAAATCCATCAATTGCAAGTCCGGTGATGTTGTAGTCAATCTCATTGATCTGAAGACCGTTTACATAAATTGATTCAGCGCCGTTTTGGATCGCCCATAGTGTTGGAGTGTATGTTGTGGCAGAACTTAGGTTTACGCTATAGCGACTAAACGGAGCATAGCTAGAACCAGCCGCCCGTGCAATAAACACTTGATTGCCAGCAGTTGCACCAGCAATTGTGGTGGTAAACGTAATCACTTTTGTTGTAGTGTTTATGCTTTGGATTGTGTATTGCGTTGGTGTTCCTGTATCTGTAAAAGTCAGGTTGTCTCCAACATAAATAGTTTGCCAAGGAGCATTGTTATATGTAATTGTGTTGCTTGTGCTAGACGCAATTGTCATGTTTGTTTGAACATACGATGCAGATGTGCTAACCCCACGCATATAAAATATAACAATAACTTCACCAGCAGAGCAAGCTGTTGTCATTACAACTGTGGTCGATGTTTCAGAGTATTCGCTTGTGTCCAACAAAACACCATTTCGGAACACCATGATCCAACCAACAGTATGCGTATTGCTAAATGTAGTCTGTGCGGCAGTGGCTGTATATACGGTTTCCGTATAGAAAAATTCATCCTGTTCTAAGAATCCAACTACACGCCCATAAACGTCTACAGTCAATGTTGCGGCAGTAAATGATTTTGTATAAATGCCAGAACCAAAATTTAAGAACTGCTGCAAGTTAACTCGCATTTGTCCACTTGTATTGTTGGTAATAGACAAAAACCCATCGTTTTGATTTGGGCTAGAGAATCCATTAATAATAACTTGACCAGTTGATTGGTCTAAGTCAATAAAACTTTGAACTCCACCAGACGGGTCAATCAGTCCTGACCAAACTGTTGAATCATAAACAGATGTTTCGCTTGGAACAAAAGAGCCGCCAAGGTTAACGTATCCAGCATTGCCTACAGCAAAGCTAAATTTTCTGTTGCTACGGTTGGCATACAACAAATAATTATCAGCAGATGTTCCAAAATTTACGGGGGACAAGTACCACTTATAAAGTGTTGGGTCTGTGCCGCCGTTTGCAGTCACGTTGTTATACAAACCGTAATATGCTTTGTTTCGAGGGTCAAAACTGAAGCCAGATGTGCCTGTTGCATTATCCGCATAGGCAACAGCAATGTATCTGTCTACATATTGGAATGTCGTTGGCCTCCAAGCAAAGACAGTGCTTGCTGGCGAATACTCGCTGTTGGCAATTGGATTGACTAAGCGAGAAAACAGATACCAATTACCTGCTGGAATTGCAAGGTTAACTGTTGGCAATGTCTGACCAACAGCAAAAGGCACACCGTTGCTTGGCAGAGATGTTGTGCCACCTAGCAGTATTTGCGTTGCCGTAGGTGTTGAAAACGCCGAATACCAAATTTCGGCATAGGTTGCAAAACTAGCAGTCCCCATAGAGGGCTGCACGTTAAAGCTAGGAACAACAGCAGAGGGAAAGCTAGAAGCCACTGTAGGCGCTGGAACAGGGCCAAAGTAGGATGGGTCAGGCAGGTCTGAGTTAGGGGCTGCAACGTACTTTGTGATGTCTTGATCGTCATATACCTGTGCGTTGTATTCGTTCAACTCAAACGATGCGCCAAGATTGCCATCAGGCAAAGACACTTCAGACACTCGCATTACCCTGAACGGCTTGTTTGACCAGCCGTAAGATGAGTTGGTCACAGTTACCACATCACCAGCGTCAACCTGTATGCCAACATATGCCGTGCTGAAGCTCACAATCAGGTCTTCACGGGCTTGCTCAAGGATTCGGTTTGCAAGATACTGCGCCTGTACCGAATCGTTGGTCATTGCAAATTGAACCGACTGCTTGTTAATTGGTTCGTTGGGGTACAGCAAACCTGCTGGAGTTTCAATATAGACAAAATCAGATTGGTCACGGTTGTCGCCGCGAGGAAACTCGGCTTCAATCTGGTTGACGCTGCTTGTAATGTCGTAAGCACTAACGCGAATTTCACCAACAATTGAATCGTCATCAAACGCATATGCTGTTGACGTATCCTTGTTAATGACAACGCTCCATTTGCCTTGTGCTGCGTTGTATTGATTCCAAGAATCGCACACAATCATTATTGAGTTGATGTTGTTTAAGCACGACTGACCAGTATCAATAACACCGTTGATGCGGTAACGAGGTTGTGTTTGTGCGCCTGTTGTATCTGTGTAAGGTATTAAGCCATCAGAGTAGGTGTTCAATGCTGTGGCAGATGTTGCGTCTACCAAGTCTGCTGGCATAGCGCCGCCGTACTTTTCGTTTGTGATGTAGTCATACCAAACGTCACCGGGCTTTGCTGCACCAGTACTGTTAAGGTAATGGCTTACAGAATAAGTAAGCGTCTGCATACTTGTAGTTTCTGCATCACGGTTGTAATTCATTTTTACAATCGCAAAAGCAAGACCATTCATTTGACGGTTAGTTGCCGACCACCGCAACTCAGATGGCAAGTCAGAGCCACCCATGTAAGTTGATGGAGCAGATGCGCCATTGGCAGAAGTGATGACACCAGCCTCTGTTGACTTGTATAACGCTATAAACAAGTTGCCACTAACCTTGGTGTCTACGTTACCTGCGCTGTCAGTCAAGCTAACGACCTTTGTTTGGTCTGTGCCATCAAGAGTAATCTTGCGATCACCCCAATACATATCTGCTAAATCAAAGGAAAATTGACCGTTAGGGCTGATGTGCGAAATCGCCAAAACGTAGTACATTGTCTTAGCATCAGTGCTAAGAGCCGCATCAACAAACGAACCACCCATGTACGCATCGCCGTACACGACAGGAATACTGTTTGTTGACGATGGTGGAACTTGCTGACGCACACCGTTATCTACCGCTTGACCTGAACTCATGTCAGGCGCAAAGGCACGGGCCATCAATGAAGACACAGCAAAGTTAATTGCAAAAGCAACTGCCATTTGTGCAGCAGATAAAGCGACTCCGGTTGCAAGACCGTAATACGCCGCAACAATCATTGTCCCTACCATGTCTATTCCTTCACAAAACTTGCGCCGACAGCTTTGTATCCGCGCTTGGTGTAATTTATTAACGGGCCATTTGCTGAAACTGATGTGTAGGCGCAATGTATAGCGCCATCATTAAGCAGTTTACTGGCTATCTTGTCGTATTCAATCCACAACTTGCCGCCAACAAGATTGTTTCTGTGCTCGTGATCTACCCACCACAACAGCTCATGCAATTCAACAACGTCAGGACACCAAATGTTGTGCTGCTTAATGGCAATCAGTGTTCCTGTCATGTGCTTATCAATTAAGATAAACCCACGACCATTGATGATGGAAAACAACAATTGCTCAACATGCTTTGGTGAATGTTTTGTCGTGTCGCCAAGAACGTCTACAGGGTACTCTTTTGAGTAAGACTCTACAAACTCTAGCAATCTTGGAATGTCGTATCTTGTCGCTTTTCTTATCATTGATAAAAACCTGTTGAAGAATTTATTTCTGATGGTGCGTTAGATGATGCTTGGCTTCCAGAAGCAACTACTTCTGCGCCAAAGTCAAAGTATGATCCTGCAATAGATGGCACACGACTCATGCTGTTGTCGCTAGGATAGAAGGCTTGCCAAATCTTAGGAGTTGTGCGAACACCGCCAACCCTGTTCTCCAAGATCGTGCGGAAAGAAGCACACGACAAACCTACAGTGGCAACACGGCTTCTGACTTGTTCATTCCAATTTTCAGTGATGGAATAGTTAGAAACAATGCCCTGATAGCGTTTGAAGAACTGCAACGTAGGTGTTGTGATGATTTGATTGTTTGAGTCCATAAAGCCACGCCAAACCTCAATGCGCGATCCTTTAATGTCAGAACCCAAAACGATTGATACGTTTGATCCATCAACACCTGTTAGCGAAATGCTCAAGTCAGAACTGTTGGCCTTAATGTCACGCTTGATATCAGAAAGCTGCAACAGACTGCCAAGGTTTGAAAAGGTGATGCCACTTACCGTAATAGGCGCAGCGGCATTACAAAAAGTGTAGGTGTTAGACGGCATCGTCAGCCGAATAAACTCAGCATGTCGGATAGACGAACTATCCAATGCTGTCATTGTCGTAGTCATGTAATGTCCTCTCTAAATACAAACGCATCGTCCCAATTAACTAATGCGCTTGCTGGATATGGCGTTAGTGTATAGGTGGGACACTTTTCTGCCAAGACCCTAAACGTGCAATTGTTGCCGCAAGCCACAGCAGCGCCAGATACAGGCGAACCAATAACAGGTCTATGAATGGACACAGTAGCAGTTGCACCAGTGTAGGGTACGTCAGCAGTTATCTTGTAGCTGTAGCCGCCAATCATTATGAAATCACCAGCCTTAAAAATAGCGCCAGTAGATGCAGGTAAATTAGCCAGCGACAAGGTTTGTGAGTTGGCGGCAGGTGTAGCGCCTAGCGTTACTGTTGTTGGGGTTGTAGCAGCACCACCTTGATACGCAGTAAACCACCGCAAGTTGTCGCTGTTAAACGTAATGGTTTCTGGCAACTGCCTATCAAGATTGTCAATGGTTTGAATGATTTGACGAGAGGTTGCATAAGCCAAATAGTTGTGCGGAGAAACAGTGAACACCCAAGGCACAGCAGTCAAGTATTGAGCCACACGCATTTGACCAGAACGGCTAACCTGCTGGCCTACCGTTCTGCGGTTGTTAACAGTCATTGACTGTTGCACCTGAAAAATGGTTTGGAATGACATTAAGTTCTCCCGAAATTAGTAGACAGGTTTTTGTTGGCGTATTGGTTTGCCGCCCAAATAGTGTTTGAGCTACCAAGCAAACGATCTTCAAACGACTTAACGTCAATTGCGTTGATGTAGTTGTTTGTGACGTTAGTGGTGCTGCCCATGCCCATCTGATTGTTTGGAATGATTGTCCCAGAGCCAGATGGCATAAACAATTCTGGCCCACGTTCTCCAACAAGATATGGAGTGTTGTTTGTTACAGCGCCACCAGATGCCCTTCTGCCAAATCCAGCATCTTGTGCCGCCAACATATTTGTTTGCTCTGAGCCGGGAATCGTGCCATACGTTCCAGCAGCACTTATGTTTGCAAACGCCGCCCCAAGAAATCGCAAAACCATAGCTTTCATTTGGATAGCAATCAAATCCTGAATGATGCTACGAGCCAAGTCTTTCATGCTTAACTTGCCTGTTTTGACAAAGTTGTCAATGGCAGAAGACAAGTTACCAAACACACTGTCAAACACTTGTTGTGTCCGTTTTGCAGACTCTTGCATAGTCACAAACATCTTTGCCATTTCTTCTTGACGATTAATTTGGTCAAGATTAAATTGTTTGTCTGGGCCTTCTTCAACTTCTTTACGTTTTCTAGCGTACTCCAAAGAAATCTGAGCAAGACGCTGCTCTTTTTCTGTGGCGTAAATCATCTGATATTTCAACTCAAGGGATTCTTTTTGATATTCCATTTCCCTTGTTTTGGATTGATTGCTAGTTCTAATAGCGGAAAGCCTAATGTCTCTGGCAACATCAGCATCTGTTTTTTCTTTTTGTGTTCGCAAAAATTCTTCGTATTCTGAAATCCTATTTTTATCGCGGATTGCTTTAAGTTTTTCGTCACGTTTTAACTCTATCGTATAGATTTCAGCAGCAAGTTGGTCAGCAAGCAATTTACCAAAAACTCGTTTTTCTTCCGCAGACTTTTTATCAAACTCAAGATTTTTTTCTCGTATTTCTTTTGCGGCTTCTAATTCAATTTTTTGTCTTTCGTTTGCGCTTTCTACATCAATAAGATATTGATTGTTGGCAATCGCTTTTGCAATGGCAGCGTTAAGTTCTGTCTTTTTAGAAAAACCACCTGCCGCAGCATAATCTCCAATGCCCCCTTTTTCTTCTGGAGGAACTTCTGATTCTTCTTGTTTTTTAATTATTTCTTCAATTTCTTTTCGGCGTTCTTTAAGAAGTTGCAGTCTTTCTCTTTCTGCAACTTTGTATTTTTCAGGAGAAGTGCTTTTGTTTAAAGTAAATTCAATTGCTTCAATTTCTTCATTTAATTTTTTGAGAATCCCAACATTAGTTGATGGACCAGCAATAGCCTCTTTAAGAGAAGCCCAAAACTTACTCATTGCATTTTTTGCTTGATCCCAAGCTGTTTCAAGATCACCTAGAATTCTTTTTTGAGCTTCTAATCTGCCATTTAAAATATCCGCAGTAAGTTTTGCAGCATCTTGTAATTTGCCAGCTTTTTCTAATGCTTCAATTTGCTTGTATTGAGCCAACGTCAAAAAGTTCATTTTGTCGTTAAGAGATTTTGCACCAGCAGCAGTTCCATTAAGACCAGACATTAACGCTTCTGCTGCTTGTTTACCATCAACGCCAGCAATTTTTGAATAAGTAAGAACGGCTTTTGTTACAGATTCAAGGGCAGTGCTAGTAAACTTTCCAGAAGAAACAAGCGCATCAAGAGCTTCTGTAGCAGTGCCAACCGTAGTTTTGGTAGCATCTGCAATTGACCTAGACATAGCAACAAGTGCGTTTGCTGTTGTTCCTGAGTAATTTCCGGTCAATGTCAAAGAATCTTGAAATTTATCGAACTCTTGATAGGCTTCATATGTTGCATATGCTACTACGCCCAACGCAGCGGCAACAGAACCAAGGCCAACAGTAAACGGAGTAAACAAAGACCCGATAGCACGGAACATATTACCCACGCCACCCATCGTATCTTTTAATTGACCGCCCTGTTGCAGTGCAGCAATAAATGGACTTTGACCTGAAGCAATCTGTGTAAAGAAATCGGTTGTCTGATACGTCAGGTTAATTTTTTGTTGCTCGTTCATTTTGAACGTAGCGCCAGCAGCATTCTTTGCAGCGTTAGCAACCTTGTCGTAGGCTGCGGCTTGTGCAAGAAGTTCTTGGGCTTTAGCAGTGCCTTTAATGTCTTTCAATCGTCCGGTTGCCAATTCACGCTCTATTTGCGTGACCTTGGTAACAGCGTTGCCATAATCTTCTGTTGCATACTTTAGCGACTGAATTTCTTTATCAGCCGCCTTCATTTCCCGCGCAATGGCGTTCTTCATCTTTTGCGTTTCGTAAGCGACCTTTTGCGCTTCCGTAGCAAAGTTGCCCATCTGAAGATCAAGAGCAATCCCCAATGTTGCTGCGTTTTGATGATTAGCCATTACTTCCTCTTTCTAGCGAGTTTCTGCGCGTATTCTGGAATTATCCTACCAAGACTGTTTTTCAAATCATTGATGACAGTTGTGGCCCCATATTGCAATGCTGGACGCAAAAATGGTCGTGCAGGTATTTTAGATGTGCCGTATTCTTGAGCCAATGAAACAGCACTCTTTTTAACAGAGACAATTGCCAGAACAACAGAATTCTCGCCAATGCTAGGCGCATCTCTGTCGTTAGGAGTTGTTAGCCGCGACTTCAGTTTGAGGGTATCCCTCATGTGAAACGGGCTGTAGTCGCTACGAGGCTTTTCGTTGTCGTAGGGGGCATAGGCTAGGGCAGCGTAATAAACGCTCTGCATGGACTCCTCAGCGGCCTTGGCAAGCGTTTGCTTGAGCACCACATCCATCTTGAATCCATTGGCAAGGTCAATGATTTGCTGCTCAAACTCAGCAAAGCCTGAAAGCTGGAACTTCATGTCCTTGCCTTCAAAGCCTTGCGTATCAATGTGTTGAGCCATGCTACTCTTTCAGGTAAGCCTCCGAACCCGGTCTAGTAGTCAAGAATGCCATCAATTGCTTGCTGGCTTGCTCTTGCTGTTGTTCCTTTGTCAGCGGCGGGACAATGTATTCGTGCGTTGATGGAAGAACATCTTTCATCGTAAACGGTCTTGTCGTCTTCTGTATTTTCGAGTTTAAGTTGCCTGTGGTCAAGGAACTCAAAGCCAGCAAAATAGCTTTGTTTCCCAACATACCATCCGACAACATAATCTCGATATTCCGCATATCGTCTACAGGAACATCATCAGGACACCCACCATGAGCGTAAACATACGCTCTGGCTTGCAGGTGAATGTCCCAGATTAGTTTTTTCGAGAGTCCTTGTAACCGGGCTGAATTGCCTCAGAGATTTTGGCAAGGACTTCCAACTGAACAGCAGTAGGCCACTCAGCTTCAATGTCTTCATAAGTAATTTCATCAAGCGTCCCATTTACAGGAACCAACAGCCTGATGTACTCAACCATTCTGTTTTCCATCTGCAAGATGGTTTGAACCAGTTCTTTGGTAGACCGACCTTCAATAACCACATCGTCCTCCGTCACTACAACACCATCAATAGTGCCAGTGCGGAAAGATGAAGTCATCTTGTCAAAGCGTTTTTGATATTCGGCTTGGTCAAACTTCTCAATGCGTTCTTGCATAGCATCAAGTTCTTTTGTCAACGGAACACGAACCTTAAAGTTGTATCCAGCAAGCTCAAAAGACTTGGTACGCAGATTGGGGATTTCGCCAAAGGCAGATGTGAGTTTTGTCATGGTTTATCGTGTGGCTTTAATGATCTTGTGGTAAATCGACTCATTGATAGAAATGGCGTAATCCACCACTTCATCAGGAGTTAGTTTATCAGCATAATTTTTTGCAATTTCGTGTGCAAGAGCAATTGCTGTAATTCTCTGTTGTTGAAACCCAAACCAATTCTTTGAAGAATCGGATTGGGCTACAAGAAAGTTTAGAAGGTCGTTACTGTCTTTTACTATCATGTCTTTTTACTCTGTTTTGTCTGGTGGAACTTCTGGTGCAACTTCTTCAATGACCACTACGGGAGCAGTCACGTTGTACTTCTTCAGCAAAGCCAAAGCAATGGCTTCTGCTGTGTCAGGTTTGGCTGTGGCCTTGGCAAGCTCCGCAGCATCTACCACCATGCCACGGGCAACAAGATCAATGTCGCCGTAGCTGGTCACAATTGCTTCGATTGCGTCAGAGACTTTCATCAGTTGTTCGACCAGCCGTACTGGTTGCCCCGTGGATGAATAGTGAATGTGCATTTGGCTTCAGCGCCGGGTGCAGCATCAATTTGGAACTGACCAACACGACCGTTAAACGCATAAGCAATGGTGTTTGTGCTTTCCACTGCTGCGACCACGAAAGTGCGGTCAACAACACCAGAGTAAGCGTCAGCACGAATCTGGAGCAATGCTGCATCGGAAGGATTCCAAGCAGAAGTGATGGTCATGCTGGTGGGAGCCGCTTGCACGGGAATCTTGTCGCTTTGACGGGAGCCAGCAACACCGAAACTTGCCACCGCATCATCCATACCAAAGGCAGGGATTGCTTCGACAGGCACAGCAACACCAGATGCGCCAGTGCCGTTGGCTGAAGTGCCAACAATGGTGGTCACTTGAGCAACCCACACAGACAGGTTAGCGGTTGTCAATGGAGTTGGAGTCGCAGCCGATTGCATCCACAACGATGCGGCAAAACCGGGAAGAACTTTTGCAGGAATAGCCATGATGACTCCTTAGGCGTTGTTGGACCAACCGTACTGGTTGCCACGGGGATGGATAGTGAATGTAGCCTTGGCTTCTGCACCGGGAGCAGCATCCACTTGGAACTGACCTACACGCCCGTTGAAGGCGTAATAGACAATGTTTGCACCCTCGGTAGCCGAGACAATAAAAGTGCGGTCAATGACCCCAGAATAGGCATCAGCACGCATCAGCAACAAGTTGGTGTCAGCAGGGTTCCATGCAGCAGTGATGGTCATGGAAGTTGGTGCAGCCTGAACAGGAATCTTGTCAGACTGACGCGATCCAGCCACGCTGAAACTAGCCACAGCGTCATCCATGCCAAAAGCAGGAATTGCCTCAACAGGAATGATGTTGCCGCTAACAGCCAATGGAGAAACACTAGCGACCAAGGACAACTGTGTAATTGTCAAAGGAGTTGGAGTGGCTCCGGGTTGTGCGTACAAAGCCGCGCTAAAACCGGGAAGAACTTTGTTTGGTAAAGCCATTTTGGGTATCCTTTAAGAGTTGAACAATTGTCTTGTTTTACGCCGGGATGTCAATGGTGCAATCTAAAAAGATTTGCGCCATCTTTTCCTCATCGTTGTAACTGTTATACAGCCACATCACATCGGCTTTAGATATGTAAAAGCCTTCTGCTGGACTGCCCAAAATCCCGCTATACCCGTGCAAGGCTTGCAGAATCTGATTTGAGATTGTAAATCCTTCTTCTATCTGTTGAGTAAAGATAGAAATTTGAAATACAGGTCGATCAATGCCTTTATTGCTTTGCTGTGTTCCCGTATATACAGGCTGATGCACATTACGCAGCATCCAAGTAATGAACTTAGGCTGAGTGGCAAAGTTACGGTTAAAAGACGCATACACAGGCACAGGCGTGACAATGTTAGCCAGTTGGTACTGGATGGCTCTACCGTAAACAACAGGATTAAGTTGTGCTGCCATTAGACCGCCGTAACTGGATCAGAACGATAGCAAAGAAAAATAATGTTCATTCGATCATCAGATTCCCGAGCACTATCAATACGCCAATCTTTTCCACGATATGTAATTGAAAACAAGTGCTGATTATCAACAATTGTCTTTGTGTTTGGTGTGTAATTCAGCGTCAAATTAACCATGTCTTGGTACAGCCGATACTTATCAGCAATCTTCAGACTGTTTGCGACAGCCGCAACTCTTGCCCGTGTGACAAACCACAATGCCTGAACAGTCGCAGACTCACCAAACGCCGACTTGGTAAAAGTCAGGTTGTTGATGTTGATGTTTTCAAAACGAGCGATTGACATTTACATCACCAGTGGTTTGTAAGACCGCAGCAAGGTGGTCACGCCAAACGGAATGTCTTTTAACCTTGTCTCTGTTGCATTTGCACGGTTGTTGTACAAGTGCGTGAGCAACAACAAACCTGCTTGCTTAATGACAGGGTAAGCAGCCAAGGGATTTGCAACAGTTGTGTATTGGACAACGATAGGCGCAGTCATCACCGAATTAACGTCAGTCGGCAAGTTGTTGACAATCACTTTGTTGCCAGAGGCATCGTAGTAATAGCTTGTGCTTGTAAGTGTTGTAAACACTGGAGGAAAAGCATCATTCCAATAACCAACCGAATTGATGGTCACACCAGCTTGATTGGTATTGAAGTTTTGACTTACTTCAGGCAAGTCAAGACTAATAGGTGATGCTACAAGGCTCTCAGAACCGTACCAGACGCGATAAGTTACTGGAAGGATAGACATCCCCAAGTAATCTTCAATCGCTTGTCTGGTAGCCAATTCAAGGCTTTCCAAATATGTGTCTTGGCTTTCGTCTTGAAACAAATTCAATTGTTGCGTGATTTCATCAAGGGTCAACCACGCAGTGACACTATCACGCCCAATCTGTTCAACCTTTGAATAGTTAAACGGATTGCGCGTCTGAGCGCCAAAAGGCGCAGCGTATTGATAGTTGTCGAAACTCATGGCTTAGACACCTACCAAACGGATTCCAGCAAACGGGTCACGCACGGTACTTACTAGACGCTTTTCCGCATATAGGGTAATGAAGCCGGGGCTTGTCTGTTCCATTGCCTGAATGGTCATTTCTTCAACGTCAGCAATACTGACAAAACGAGGCCAGTTAGCCAAGTAAATGTTGAAATTTCCAGCGCCAGTTGTTTGAATGTTTGGGTTGGCAATCACAGGGAAGCCAAACATATTGACAACAGCACCGCCATCATCATCGCCAGTTTCAGCAAATTGTCTAATTGCCGCGCCACCCGTCCCGAGGTTACGCAGTTCGTGAATTGTTTGTGGGTGCATCATCCATGCAGTACCGGGAAGATTCCAATACTGTGCAGGGAACAAACGGGTTATGTCTGTAATGTCGGAATACGACACAGCAGCAGCCGCTTGAGTGTATGTAGCAATGGAGTGAATGCCGTTGGTGATTGCTGTGCCACTTGTACCAAATGCAGACGATACTGCGCTTGTGTACATATTCAGTCCGCGCAAACCATTTGTAGCGCCGTTGATAGTGGTTGTCGAACCAGCTTGGTCATTGTTTAGCACCATTGAAGCGCCTTCGATTTGTGCAAATTCCAGCATCAAATCTTCGACCAGCGTTTCATTTAGGTAGTTCACATCCGACATAACCGCTGAACGCACAGGCAATTGAGCAGAAATAACACGGGTTGGCAGTTGCCAGATAGATGTGTTGATGTTTGGCGAACCGCTGTTAGGCGTGAACGTGTATCCAAACGGGTTTGTGGAGTTTGTCGCATTACCTGTCTTAGCGACAAACTGAACGCTTGAGCCAGATGCAGGGATAACACGCGACATCTCACGAATTGGGTTTGCAAAACGCAATGCAGCAAATGCGTTGTCAAAGAAGGTACGACCACCAACCCCGTCACCAGAGCCTGTGATAGCAGATGCCTCGCGCAAGTCAATTGTGACTTTCTCGCCAGTTTCCAATGTTTGCTTAATTCCAGACAGGATGCGTTCGGTAATGGTCATAACAGTTCCTAAATTATTGGCACAAAAAGGAGGGGCATTTACGCCCCTCCGTTTTATCAGGCGGCTGTACCTGTCGAGCGATAACGCACACCTGCGTTTGGATCTCTAACACTGGTGGCAAGCCTTTTTTCGCCAAAAAATGTTATAAATCCTGGAAGCGTCTGGTCATATCTCCGCATAACCATGTTCAGACGATCCACGATGGTGTGGAAGCGGCTCCAGTCAGCAAAGTACATTGGGTACAGGCTAGTAGTGCCAGCAGCGCCAACTGTAGATTGGAAAGGAGAGTCCAAGTAACGGTTCATCACCACATCAAAGCCAAGCATATTGCCAATGATGCCATCAGGAATCAACGACTCAGTAGAGTTGAAGATTGGACGACCATTGGTGTCTTGCAGACCACGGATAGCTTGAGCCAAGATTGGGCTAACCATAAACTTGGCGTTAGGAGTCCAATACTGTTGCGGCAAAGCCATTACCAAGTTAATAACGTCTTTGTAAGCAATGTTGTTCAAGCCAACAGTGTTCACGTTAGAAGTCAGTTGGTCATAAGTAGCCAGCGAGTGCAGACCGCTTGAAGAACCAGTGCCAGAAGTGCCAAAAGCAGCAGCAGAAGTTGTGCCACCAGTGTAAGTGGCGTTAGAACCACCGTAACTATCAAGGCCGCGCAAACCGTTAGTTCCACCGTAGGGGTTATTCACGCCTTGTGCAACTTGGTCATTGTTCGCCACCATCGAAAGTGCCTCACTCTGACTGAAGGAGGCCAGCATGTCGTCAACAACAACAGCTTCCAAACCATCAATGTCGTCCAATGCCGCAGTACGGATTGGGAACTGCACGTTCAGGTCTTGCAAAACCAATTGCCAGATGCTTGTGTCTTCAGTAGTGGCTGCGCCGTTGTTCTGAATACCATAGCCCCATGCTTCACCCGGATTGCCCGTGCGAACACGAAATTGGTACGAGGAACCGTCAGTAGCCACAGTGCGAGACAGGCCGCGCATTGGGTTCATCAGACGCAGAGCCGTGAAGGTAGGATCGTAGCCAGTACGACCACCCTTGCCATCACCGCCAGCGGTCAGAGCAGAGGCTTCCTTCAGGTACGCATCCATTTGGCTTTCGTCTGCAAAGATTTGCAGTTCTTTTTCCAAACGGTTGTTGCCTTTGTAGAAAGTAGACAGTTGCTCACGCACATGACGGTTCACATCTTGGCGAACAGTCTTCGCGGGTGTGCGAATGAACTCAGGCATATTGATAGAAGCAACTTTGGCTTCCAGAGCAGCAACCATTTCGCTGAATTCAGCTTTAACAGCTTCAACAGCAGCAGGGATTTTGGCTTCAACAGCAGTGATGCTTTCGGCTTGTTTAGCTTCGATAGCATCCAGTTTTTCGAGGATAACTTGGGACATGATTTAACCTTTAAGTCGTTTGTCAAGGAGTTTCAGAAGTTCACGTTGCTCAAGAGCAGCAAGAATTTCTGCTTCGGTTGCCTCCGCATCAGAATCACTCTGGTTTGGCGCAGTTTCAATAGGCACTTCAACAGCATCACGCTGTTCAATCACCGTCTTGAATACAGATGCGGCGGCAACCGACATCTGCTTGGACAGACCTGCATCCCGCAGGGCTTCTTCCAATACTTTCAAATCAGCAGAGCCATCAGGTCGGAAATACTCCAACTTTTTGATTTCTGCTGCCATGTTATTTGGGTGCATTACCACGCTAGTTTCACGCAGACCACCTTTGGTGATTTGGAAATAACCAGACTCATATGGGTCATCAGAACCAATGGTCATTGCTTCGCCATCTTCTTTAACCCACTGATATTCTTCAGCATAAGCGCCAACAGAAACCCCGCCAAACATATTGGGAGATTCCTTCATCACTTGGTAAAGATCAGAGCCAGTTGTGGTGTTGAGATACAGGCGACCAGAAGCATTCATGCCATCGTCATCCATCTCAATGCTTGTCCACTCTCCAACGGGGATAGCATCAGCATTGTGGTTGACATACATAGGCAGTGGTCGGCCAGATGCGGCAAACTCTTTGGCCCATTGCATAAAGCCTTCTGGCTTATAAAAGAACTTGCGACCATCAGCGCCTTCCCGTGCGCCCCAAGTCGTAATGCGAGCTTCAATCTGTCCAGACGGTTCGCCGTTCGAGGCTTTCTCGTTCAAGTTCAGCTTGGCTTCGCAGATTAGATTCAATGTCTTCATTGATTGCCCCTAAAGCAATGGATTGGTTATTGTCCTGTATTTTAGGGCGCTGCCCTAGAAGTACAGGCAACTTTTTAGGTCGTTTGACCTGTTTGGCTAATGCTACCAGATATTGTGTATCAGTGTGCATGATATATCAAGTCGCGCCTATATTCATCTTTTTGGTCTGATTGCCACCACCGCCACCAGTATCTTTAGGACTGCTACCTGCAATTGGCTCGGCAGGGTCAGGCTCTTTAACCAACTCATCACCACCGTCCATAGATGGCAAATTCATGTAGTTACGGGCTTCGTTGGGTGTCATTATTCCACCTTTTACGCCAGCAGTAGCAAAGTTCATTTGATCCAAAGGAGCGCCCTTCAGGAAATCCTTAGTGTCAAACTCGACACACAGTGATGGATAACCCTCAAGCAAATGTTGAGTCAATTTCTGCTGGATATTGACAATTGTCGGGTACATGGTGGTTTTGTAGAACTCATCCAAAGCCGTTTGGCTGTTGTTAAACTTGCCATCATGGATGCCGATCATAGAAGGCGGCACACCAAACAACCCACAGATGCGGCGCATCGTCTGTAGTTTCAAAGCAGCAGCGTCAGTGTCTTGCAAAGTCAGCATCTCTAGTTTCTGATACTTCATGCCCTGATCCAGCAACATACCCTGACCCGGCTTGCTTGGGTCACTGGTCTTGCTGCCTGTCATGTTGTTCCACGCCTCTTTCAGACGGGCTGCAATCTCTTTGTATTTGCCATCAGGAATAACCTGATCGGTGACAAACATACCAGAGGGCTTTGCACCGTTCTGCATGACAAAGTTGGCGTACAAGTCAATGTCTTGGTCAAGGCCAACCAATTCAGTCGCCAAAATAGCTTTGTTAAAGCCAGCAGAGCCTTGCCAAGCCATTTCCTTACCGTGCATGACTTGAAAATACTTGAACTCATGGTCCTTGTTAAAACCATAGCTAGGCGTAGACAGTCGGAAAGTCGGATAACGTGTAGGCGTGATATTCACGGCAATCAGCGTTGAATCCAACACATACATTTCTAGCGGAGTCTCTGTGGAACTGTTCTGGTCCTTCCTCCACCACAGGGTAAAGGCTTCACCAGACAATTCGTACCACATAAGCCACTGATACCAGAACTCATACTTGCTCTGAAAGTTGTTAGGGTTACCCAATAGCTTGGCAACTTGCTTGGCTTTGGCCTTATCTCGCGCACCAACACCTTCACCCCTAATTGCATCAACGGTTTTTCCGTCTGCTGTTTCGCAGCAAATCTTGATTGGCAACTGCGCCAAAGCCCGAGCCTTTACCCCCACACAAGACATGATTGTGCTGTTTCTGGTCAGCACAGACATATCTACCGGGCGACCAGCAGTAGTTGTGCTGGCAGTCGTTACATAGAGGATTTGAGTGTTAACACCAGCACGTTTATCGCTGCCTTGATAGACAATGTTATTGCCCAAAGCAGTCTGACCGAACAAAGTATTGCTCTCAGACTGAGTGTTTTTACGCTTGAAAATGTCAAAAATTGCCATGATTTCCCCTCAATTTTCTACACTTTACCACTCTATTGCTCTAAAGCCAAATGAATCACTGACAAACACGTTATCCAAATGGCAGTGCAAAGCCATAATCATGGCAATAATACCGTCCACTTTGGCTGACGGGTCTGCTTCATTCTTCCTGACCTTCACGTTGCCGTTGACATCGGTGTAAACCTCGCAGTTACCTAGTTGCCAACCGACAAACGGGTTACCATCATGATGAATTGCCTTCTTCAGAATCAATTGCTCAGTGGTCTTAGACGGGTTTGACAACATAGCCATACCCTGACCAACTTTCTTTACAGGTAATCCATCAGCGTACAGGTTAGCTACCAAAGCGGCTGCGTTATATGGATCGTAGCCAACTTCTTTAACGCTGTGCTTTTCGCATTCTTGTTTAATGTACGACTCAACTTCATTAAGGTCGGTTACGTTACCCGGCGTGAGCCTCAAAATGCCACTTGCATGAGCCTGAGAAAATATGCTCTTGTAGTGGTTTGGAATTAAGTCAATAGATTCTTCCGGTAGAAAGAATTGGAACTTGGCATAAAAATCTTCTTCGCTGTATCTGTGCAAAGTGCAAACAGCATTCAAATCTCGCGTGTGAGCCAAGTCAAAAGCAACGAATGTAGCTTCAGGCTTTTCTTTCGGCATTGGAGTGACCGATTCATCCCAATGCCTTCTGTCAACCCAAGCAGAATTAGCCGATACATAGATATTCAACTGCTTACACAGGAACTCGTTCAGGCTTGCTGGCTTGGCAGACGCTTCTTCAGCCATTTGCTGAATGTGCTGAGTTGTGACCGAAACCCCAAGCATCGGGTTTGCTTTGCCCCATACCGCAAGGTCAGCCCAATTATCGCCGGGGTCAATGCTATAAAGTAGGCCAAACCAGCGATGACTATCAGGAGCAGCGCCACGCAACACGCTACGGTAGTGCGAAAGGTCTTCAAAGAACTTGGTTTCCTTAGTAAAGCTGGCAGTTGTCAGGTACATCCGCAGCGGGT